AAATAGAAATGCCTAAAGACCCTAATGAATACAAATTAGCTAGAGAAAGAATGCTTGACCGGCTCAAAGAAAAGGATAAGATCGAAGAAGTTTTCTACGAACTTTCTGAGGTGAATTTAGAAAATGTATATCAAAACTGGAAGCATGTCGGAGAAACTCTTTCCTTAGAAGAAGCTAAAAAATGGGAGGAAGAAGGGGGTAAAAGAGAAGAGAAGCTTGAAGGATCTGAGGAGGTCTTTCATCTTCCTAATCGAATGTATCGGTCAAGAACGAGGATGGTTCTTAAGCATGTCCCAGACCTAAGTGACGATAAATATTATGGAAATGAGCAGGCTTGGGAAGAACCTAAGCAAGAGTCTTCGGTGGCTTCTTCAACGACTTCGGCTGGACAGGATTTGCATCAGGAGGATAAACCGAACGAATCTTCCCCGTCTTCGCAGGAATCGCCCGACCATAAAAATCCCCCATCCCAAACTTAGCATTGGATGAATGAGCTTCTCTATGTTTACTGCGCTTGGTCTTCATTAGGCTCTATTTTCTTAATAGTTATTTTCTTATAGCAATGAGGACAGGTTTTAATTAAAGGATAGTCTCCCTCTTTAAATCGGAAAGCCTCATCACATTCTGGACATATCGTCACCAATGTGTTTTGAAAGATGCTGACTATCATCGCACTTCATCAACGGTCATAGTATTAACACGACCCATAGGAAGCACAGGAGATTTCTCTTTAGGGTTTCCCTCATGACCGACAGGTTGTTTATGTCCTACTCCATAATGAGTTCCAGCATTTACAAAATTGCTAGATCTTTGATCATATTGAGGACATCTAAAATCCCAAGGGGATTTCTTTCCATCTTTAGGTTGATCTTTGGGTTCCTGATTCTTAATACGATCTGGATCAGCAAAATGAGATTCAGAGCTGATGCGCTTTTCTTTCATAATTATACCTATTTATACAGGGTTATACATAAGAGCGATAAAATCGCCCCTATGATTAATTTCTGTAACCAGATTTCAGAGGATGCGCTTTTGCTTTAGAAACGCCCATCTCTTGCTGTTTCTTGATAGCTTCTGTCGTATCTTCGTACTCATTCTCTGCACCTGCGCCTTCAGCTGAAGTGTAGTGCTTTGTATGAGTTTTTGACTTCATAGCCATGTCACTAGTATGTGGCATTCCACCGAAGTCGTTTATTTTTTGTCCGCCTGCCATAATTACCTCCAGGTAAATTATTGTTATTTCTTTTGAATATCATCATATTCATATTCGTTCAACATAGATTACATGCCTTGAGCTAGTTCTTGACCCTGATCTTGTTGGCTATGCATTCCGGCCAGCATCTGTGCTACAAAATCATTAGACATCGAGGTGCGTTTGGCATCTTCTTTAGCCATGTCTTCTTTAGATTGCTCTTGCATATCCAAAGATCCGATATCATTCATCTTGAGATGTGCTTCGAGTTCACCATATCTATGAGTAACTTCAACTAGTTTCTCAAGAGCTTCCATTTTGGCTTTGGTTGACATTGCATTGTTGCGACCTATCATGCTTAATCTTTCTTCAAATAGACCTATGTTACTTTCAGACCTTCCATGCCTTTCTCTTGCATTTGCCACTGCCAAAGCAGTCTTAGCATAGAGTTCTTTGAGTTTAGCTTCTTCGACGGCGTGCTCTAAATGCATGCTGTGTTCAGCAGCAGCAGCTTGCTGTTGTTTTTGTTGCTCAAGAATCTTTATGATCTCTGCTTTCCCAGTTATGTTCAGTTTTGGGATGATCTGGTCTGGTGTGAATATTTCCCTCGCGAATCTCTCGTTTATGTCTAACATCTGCTGCGCCTGAAGATTGGTTTGAGTCGGCGTCAAATCACTCTCTTCTACGATTACATTGTATTTAGCAAATACCTTTGAGTAGAAATACGGGCTAGGCTCTTCGTTGATAATCTGAGCAACTTTCTCTGCACTCCAGTTATTGAGTACAATCTGTAGAAGCCTATCTCCTAGTGTCTTTAACGATAGATCCCATTGATCGAAATACTTCTGGAATACCATCAAGTTTGCAGCTTGCTTGAGTAGAACTGTAAGGCTTGATGTTTGCTTATCATCCTGTCCTGACCAATTCTCTAGATTGATACCAGATGTTTTATACATCAAGTCTTCCATCTGTTGAGCCAGTGCAAGGTCTGATTCAGGTACGGCAGAAGGAATGATCTTTTCACAGTCAGTCATCTCATAGCCATCATTGATGATTACGTCCCATCCTTGGCCAGACTTCTTAAGATTATCTTCGTTGGCTACCGCACCGACTTTACGCTTCCATCCTGCGTTAATAGTAGCAGCAGCAATATCGTTGTTCTGGATCACTTTGTGATTGAATAGAAATTGTGGTGATCGCATTGTTCGGATAAGTCCGCGTACTCGTAGATCGTAGTAATTAATATGAGGTTCGTAGTTCCATACAACAGGAATGAATGGGCATCCATCAAATCCTAATGGATTTTCACCTTCGAACATCAATTGATCGTTCAATACGACAGCTAGTTTCCATGTAGGAACTTCAACAGTGACTTCTTCTAGATCTGGTATTGCGTGTACTAGCATATCCATATTTCCGTCGCCACCCGCGAAGTCAAAGAACTGGTTTCTTGTTTGAGAATAGAGTCTTTTTTTCTTTCGCTTTGATTTGTACCAGACATATGAAAGCACGAGGAGATTGTTACGAGCCATGTTATAGTTTTCAGGTAAGAAGTAAAACTCTCCGAATTGCTGAGGATTGCTCATGCTAGGTCGTATATCTTTTGCCTTATCAGGGAAACGAGATTCAGCTTCTTCTTTTGATATATATTCCTGACACCAAATGAATTGACTGTCTTCAAATGTTAAGGATCTGGCATACGGATCACACAAAAAGCTATTGTATTCCCAGAGTTTAACTTTTAGCTCTCCCTGGGCTTGGTCTTCTCCGGTATAGTCTAAATATGGTTGGAGTAATACCATGCCAGTAATTGCAGCTTGTTCGCATGCGCGAGAGAATTGTTCATGGATTCCCTGCTTATTAGCTTCAGTGGTGATAATCTTTGTATATTGATCTGTCGTTAGTGGATCAGAGCCTTCTGTTGCCGTGTAGCCAAAGTTCTTACGATGCTGGCGTTGATAGCCAGTCACCATATTTACTGGCTGCTGGCAAATGTTGAAATAGTAGTTGCTATTGTTGGATGTATTGTTATTCCCTCCGCCGAAGTACCGATTCACAAAAGACTGCTCTCCGGCATAAAAAAGCGAGTCGATATTTCCCATATTCCATCGACTTTGCTCGAGTGGCATTACCTTACTTTTAAGGTTGTTGAGCCACATGCGTATATTGCCTTGATTAGGCTCTAGACCGTTCTGCCAGGGTGGGAAATAAAAAGACACGCAGCCCCCTTTAATTAGGTAAAGGTTTAAAATTTCACCTTACATTAAGGGCTTTAAAGGGTCAAGAATAGCTGTGTTCCTTTTAATTTTCTTGGTTTAAGACATTTCCCAGAACAGTATTTACTACAAAAACGAGTTTTGGCATATCTGTTTACTAGGAATATTTTGTCGCATCTTTCACAACGTCTTCCTTCATCATCAAAACCCTGATTCCTTCTCCATGCACTTTTACAACTATTACTACAAAATGAAGTGCGGGATTTTTTTCTGCTTTCATATTCAGAATTGCAGTGCTTACACGTATATTTTGACAGATCCCATTTACCAAAAGAATGATTTTTAGCATGTATCTTATGCCATTCTCTACCCTCTTTACTTGCATGCCATTCCTTTGTCATAGGCCTTATTGAGTCTGCCCAAACTCGCAATTTTTCTTTTTTTTCTTCAGTAATATGCAAACTTAGATGTTCGGAACCTAAAAGCAATTGAAGGTTTGAAATTTCATTATTAGATTTATTTTCATCAATATGGTGTATATGGTGGCCTTCAGGAATCTCACCATAATGATTCATCCATACCCATCTATGTGCACGAATTCGAGGGTAATCAGTTGAAATCCAATAGCCAAAATCTTTATCTAAATAGAATTTTCGTCCGAAATGAATTTGATGCTCTGCCATGAGAGGAAATCATAAATGATAAGTGAATTTCCTGTGAAGAGAAAAAGTTAATTTAAAAGTTGCTTCGAAATCTGTCATTAATGTATTTATTGGGGTTGTGTAGATATGGCTGGTATTTAGCAGGCTTGTGACTAATTATACTATAACGTAATGCGTCTAAACAATGATCGTTCTGCTTCAGTGGAGCATCTTCCCCTTTATCAGCTTTCTTCTTATCCCAGACATATTGTTCAATTTCTTCTATTAGGCTAGTACACTCTTGGCATACAAATAAATTTCCTTGTGCCATTTCAGATGTCATGTGTGTAATACCACTAAGTACATCGTTATCAGCATCAATAGTCGCAATTCCTTTCTTCCTTAATTCGACCTTAAAAGAAGCCGCACTAGGATCGATATACACACCGCGTATTGAATAAGGAGCCAGAAATTCTTCAATATCTTTCGCATATTCAGCATTTGTCTTTTGCCTCCCTTCTTTGCCTGAATCCCAAACATACTCCTTTTCTACCCAACGTATCACGCCTTGTTGTGTTGTATGACCTGTATTCACACCTATTAGTACACAAGCAAAGTTATTAGTAACGCCATAGTCAATGCCAGCAACCCAGTATTCAGCACAACGAGGAGGCTTCTTTACGACGTGTAACTTTCTATCGAAGAAGTCGAATATAGCACCTTCAGCTAGACACCACATCCCGAGATAATTTCGCTTGTAGAACAGGCCTGATAAGCTTTCTCGTACCATTCTTTTGTATTCTTCATCGACATAAGGGTTATCATCTAATACGAACTTAAGCTCGTAATATAAGGGGTCGCCTGCTATTGCTTTATCAATCCATTGCTTGATTTTATGAGTGGGGTGAGATGGGTTGCATGAGCAGAATAGTTTAGAATGAGGGTTAGAAAGACGAGTATGGATCATGTCGATAATAGATTCAGGATAGAGAGTAATTTCATCGCAATAGGCTAATGAAAATGTCTTACCTTGAATGGCTCCAATAGCTCCTTCATCTTTAGCTCCTACAGTAGAAATAGTCTTATTTCTGAACTTCAATTCCGCTTTACCTGGATGCCAAGTAAGAAATGGTTGGAAGATACTTAAGGGGTTATTGGGAGTATTGGCTTCCATGAGTAGACGTACTGCGTTATGGTAGATAGTACTAGACGAATGTCCTATCATCCATATCTGACTATCTGGACAATTTTCTACCGCTTGCATGAATCTGAATAAAGTTGCTACAGTCTTACCAGATCGTACAGAACCATGCGCGATGTTGATCTTTTTTGTCGAATCTAGGATAAACTCCATTTGACGTGGAGCAAGTAATTTAACCATATTCAGGGAGATATATGAAAAAGGAACCTAAAGATAAAGCTCTTTTTTGGATTGGTATCGTTATAGGCCTCGTCGGTCTAGCAGTTTTGTTTGATTTTGATTTTAAAGTTATGGTTGGTGTGTTTTTACTGATCTGGGGAAACAATATTATAGGAAGATCGTTCGATGAAAAACCGCGCTAAATGTAAACTATGTAATTCGAGTATCGAAAGTTTCCATGTATATGATTACGTCACATGCAAGTGTGGCGAAATAAGTATTTCCGGTGGAAATGATAAGCTAGAATGTTCCGCTAAAAATTGGAATAATTTCCTACGGGTTGACGATCAAGGGAATGAGATTGTTGTAAAAGTCAAAGATAGTGTAGAAGCTACTACCTCAAAGGATGAGGAGTCTACAACTATGACGAAAGAAGACAAGATCGATATGCTAGAAGCTATGGTAAAGAACATCGAAAACCTTCCCAAACAGGCCATGATGAATCCTGTCAATCATTACGATATGTACAACTTTATGGTAGTAGTACTATCAATTTGGAAGGATGAAAAAAAGTCTTGAATTATTCTCTTTAAAAAAATCCTTGGTAAACGTAGATATGGGCTTAAATACAGGAGTATTTTATGTCCATGCCCAACGCAGCCAATGTATACACACAAGGATTCGGATCTAAGCCAGAACTCGGCGTAATAGTCGCCCAAGTCGCACCTACAACTATCTGGTCACCAAGCTGGCGCATTGGACTAATCTGGGTCGATACTCTAACTAACGCAGCTTACATGCTCACTTCCCTTGTAACGTCCAATGGAGTCACGACTCCTACTTGGACATTACTAACTTAAGGGGGCGTATATGTCAGTTCAAGGCGCTCAATCTTCAGTAATCTATCCTGTAGGTTTAATAGGAACATCGGCTGCTACTATCACGACTACTTACATCCCAGCATATATCCCTCTTCCATATTCAGTCCGTATCGTGAAATTTACAAACGCTACTACAGTCAATTGTATCGTTTCATGGGATGGAGTAGATGATCATGATTTCATACCAGCTGGTGGTTTTCTACTAATAGACGTATCAAGCAACAGAGAAGTAAGCAACATTTTCGAAATCCAAACGGGCACGACCTTCTATGTAAGGGGCGTTTCTGGTGGTACAGGCAATTTTTATATAAGCGCCTACTACGGCAAGTAAAGAGGATCAAACATGAGTCAGGCAGGTGCCAATAGTTCTAGTGGTGGTGGCGGTGGATCAGGCATTTTAACTATTAATAGTATAACCCCCACTGGTGGCGGTAATTTTACATTAGAATCGACTGACGGTTCAATTACATTCACAGACATCACTAATGGATTAAACCTATCGGCTACTGGTGGCGACCTCTACATCACACCTTATATAGTAGATAATGTTCTACCAGCTCCATATACAACCATTCAAAGCGCCATCAATGCCGCGGCAGCAGCCGGAGGTGGTACGGTAGCAATTAGGTATGGAACGTATGTAGAAAACCCCATAATGGCAGCTGGTGTCAATCTAGTTGGATTTAGCGGGCTCAATATAAACCCCAATACAATTATCAATGGAAATGTCACCGCTTCATATACAGGAGCTGCGACAATCACTAATATCTCGATCTTAGAAAATGTTGGTTCCCCTCTCATTACTACTGGCACTAACTCAACATTCCTATTCTTAAATAACGTTGCCATTACATCAACAAACTCCCAGTGCGTGGCTTCGAGCAATGCTAATTCAGTAATCGTTTCTGAGAGCAGCCTTTTCATTCAAAACGGAGCGAATCCTTATTTCGCTATAGTTGGTGGAACATTCATCAACAACAATGGTATCTATAGCGATGGTGGAAGCTCCACGGCAAACACTGTCGTAGGAGGAGAGTTCCAGCAATATGGTGGTTTTGGAAGTACCAGCTTTGTTGTAAGTGGTGGAGGCGATCTAAACGCCGAGAACTTCACTTTTAACACTCAAAATGGCTCTTGCATTACGATAGACGATACTTCTAGCTGTAAGACAATATTTTGCGACCTTCATGCACAAGACGGCGCATCTTCAGCGGTTGTGATAGCAACCTCTAATGGGTCATATAACACAAGTTTCTGCACCATTAATTCGGGTGCTACCTATGCAATTTCGGGGCTCGGATCACTACAATACGATCATTTAAGTTTACCTAATACTGTTGCTTTAGATCCTGGTCTAAGCCTCAGCATAGATACTACCCTCCCAATTTCCCAGGCCGTTTCTTCTCCTGGAACTGCCGCAGCGGGCCATTGCTACTTCAATAGCGCACAGTTTTCTGTAGATCCTTCTGGTTACGTTTCTTCAATTGGAAGCTCAGGAATTACCATTAACGGTGATACAGGAAGCATTACAGGTCCTATATTGACCATTTTTGCCGATCAAGTGTCGGCCAATTGCGGAAGCACTGTTTTATTCTCTAATTCAGGGACGACATCGACTCTGAATGTGACTGATGGAAATGGTAATACAATCGTAGGTTTGGACTCTGGAAGCGGGCCATTTTCAGGAGGGCAATCGGTCGCTTTTGGATCAGGAAACCTAACTGCTGGCGCCAGTACATCTTCTGGACTATGTGTCCTTGGTAATAACTCCCTAACGAACTCCACAAATGGTCACAATCATCTTGCTTTAGGAAATGATGTCCTACAATCCCTTGCAGCTGGAGCCAGTGTTATAGCTATTGGCCAAGGTTCAGGAGCAGCCTATACCACTACGGAATCTAGTAATATCGTAATCAATCATAGTGGTGTAATCGGTGATGCAAATACAATACGCATTGGTGAACAAGGATCTGGAACAGGACAACAAAATACATGCTTCGTAGCAGGTATAATTGGAGTCTCTCCATCAAACCCAGTTCCCGTTGTTATTGACAGTTCTACTGGACAACTAGGGGTAGGTTCATCCACTCCATTGGCAGCCAATTATACGGCCGTGAATTTCTCTATGTCACCTTATACAGTATTATCAACTGACTATTATATTTCCGTCGATTCTTCAGGGGGTGCGGTTACATTGCTCATGCCAGCAACTCCTACATTCAAACAGGTCTGGATCATCAAAGACCGCACAGGTAATGCTTCCACAAATAATATCACAATCAATGGAAACGGAAACTTGATAGACGATTCTTCAAGTTACACTATCGTTTCAAATTTCGGATCTATCCAAACACTAGCTAATTCAAATCCATCCTATGAGGTGTTCTAATGGCTTATAGAAATTATTCGACGGCCGCTGGTCACATTGTAGATGCTACCGGAAATGGAGACTTCACGACGCTGAGTTCTGCCTTGACGGCTGCAACAGCTGGTCAGACTATATTTTTAAGACCTGGAACTTATGGAAGCGCAACATTAAAGCCGGGCGTAAATATTTCATCTTTTGGAGCAGAAGGAGCAGGCGGGTCACCCACAAATGTTATCATAGATGGGAACCTCACTTTAAATACAGCTGGCCATGTCAATATCTACGGAGTCACTTTTACTAGTACATCTAATGTCATCACAAATAGTGGGTCAGCAGCTTCGATTATCAATGTTGGAAATTGCTACTTCAACATGAGTACCTCTACTCCGATTAGTTTCACCAATACCAACGCATCTTCTCAGATTGTTTTAAGAAACTGTTCTGGAGATACTAGTTCTACTTCTGTCGCTTTATTTGCCATTTCTGGGGCAGGAACTCTAAAAATTTACGACACAGATATTTTGAACTCTGGCCTTTCCACAGCGGCTAATGGCTGTTCTAGCGGTTCTGTGATAATGGAACGTGGAAATATGAATATCCAGTTCAATTTCACGGCAAGTGGAGCAGGATTTATAACCAATTCCACTATTGATACTAGCGCAGTAAACCTCACACCAGTTTTAGCTGATAGCTCGGATGTCACATTATTCAATTGTATATTGAATGCGGGAACTGCTGAAGCTGCAACGGTCAGCGGTGGTCTAGTAATGTCCCAATGCTTTGTTGATAGTGGAAATGCCAACGCAATTTCTGGTACTGGAACACTCTTTTATTCTGACCTGACTTTCGGATCATCCAACGTGATATCAGTCACAAATCCAGTGCCACAAAACTGGCAACCCTATGGAACTGCGGGAACCTCTGGCACGGCAATAATGGGGACTTCTGGGTTTGATTCTACTTACTTCACGGTAACGAACGGATTCGTATCTAAAGTAACCCCAGTAGCATCTGCGATTGCGACCTCAAATTTTGGAAGTACTCTTACACTGGGTACTGCGATACAAAATACTTTGGGTTATGACATTTTAGTCAATGTAAACATACAAAGCTCGGTCGCAACTGGGGCAACCATCATAATGGGAGTAGGTCCCACATCGTCACCTGCAACGAATGCTGTTACGGGAACTTTCTCAGGAGTGGATATTATCTCATTCTCTGCGATAGTACCCAACAACTATTATCTACTAGTAAATAGTACTGGAACTTTTACAGCTTCGTCAATTGTTCTTCAGGTGTGCGCACTATGACATTTAATAATCCTACAACGCCAGTAAGTTTAGATGCGCTCGCTGTAGGACGTTCATCGACTGCTCAGTTTATTACAGTCTTTCAAAACACGAACCCTACAACTGGTGATGTAAACTATCCAATCCAACAACGCTGGTTTAACACAGCATTGAATGAAGAGTGGATATTAATAGGATACAATATATCAGGGGAAATAAAAACTGCGATTTGGAGACCAATAGCCGCCTCATCTATGACTATTGTGGAAACACTTACAGGAAATACTGGCGGAGCGGTTGGGCCTGACGTTGCTAATAATATTAATGTTATCGGCGATGGAACGACGATCGACATTGTCGGAAATCCTGTCACACATACTTTGACTGTTAGTACGACTGGAGCCGTTGCCACAATCTATACTGAGAATACTGGTACTGCAATCCCATCTGGAGGAAATCTCAATGTTCTTGGAGCTGGAAGTATAACAACAGATGGTTCAGGAGATACGATTACTGCGGAATTAACGGGTCTGACAAATCATGCGGTTTTAGTAGGAGCTGGAACAGCCACAATCACGAAGGTGGGGCCTGGAGCAACTGGAACTATATTAGCAGGAAATACGGGAGCTGATCCATCTTTTCAAACAATCGCTTCATTAGGCCTAATCACATCCGTGAATAACCAAGTTTTCACAACATCTGGGACTTACACGCCTACGACAAACATGGTTTATTGCTCCATTCAGGCTTACGGAGGAGGAGGCGCGGGAGGAGGAGCCCCTACAACGTCCCCATCGCCAAGTGTATCTGCTGGAGCCGGAGGGGGGGCTGGAGAAACTGCTGTAGGTATTTTCAGCGCAGCTACAATTGGTGCATCACAAACCATAACTATTGGAGCCGGTGGAATAGGAGTCAGCGGAACTACCGGAGGAAGCGGTGGAAATACTTCAGTCGGAATCTTGATAAGCGCTTTCGGCGGGATAGGAGGGACTAGCTTAGCTGCCACAACCATCCCTATGTTCGCCGCGGGAGGTAATGGCAGCTAAGCTAGTCC